GCTTCATCTCCAATCACACAACCAAACTGTTCAAAATATTTCTTTGGCAATTTATAGATAGACTGCCATGTTGATATCACAACATCCTTAGTTACTTTTTTATCATGACCTTGGTATATTTTTTGGCAGTATGTGCCAGAGCTCCAACCATAATCTTCAAAGTCGGAATACATCTGTTCAACTAAAGATGTTGTAGGAACCAAGATTAGAGTCTTGAGTCCCATCATATGATAATAACGAACTAGTGCATATATTATTAAAGACTTACCAGAAGCAGTAGGAGAAACAATAAGGCAACGGTTTCTGGACAATGCAAGGCGAACAGCTTCAATTTGGTAATCCCGAATTTCAAGTGACTTACCTTTAGTCTTTGGTTTGAGACTCGTAATAAATCCTCCAACAACCTGACGTACAACATTCCGCTCATCTTCTACTCCTTCAGCTATAGTATATTTAATGTTATTATTTTTACAATAGTCTTTTACATACGATAACAGGCCGCAATATATTTCGCCGGTGGCGGGAGAATATAAACGTATTTTTCCATCCCAAATTCTATTACGGTATGCTGGCATGAACTTAAAGCCTGGTACTTCAAAAGTAAAGAAGTCAGACAGCTCAGCGCTTTCACTGGAAGATATGTTAGTAATTTGTAAGTATACTTCATTTTTTTTAGATACGAGCATTTTGTAAAGTGCCAGACTCTCCGTAGTCGCCCCTTAATATAATGTTCCATGATATGCTTATACGCTCTTCTTTTGTAGTAGGAACCCAATGTTGCAACCAAGAAGGAAAAATATATCCGAAACCCTTTGTAGAATTAAATTGCATCATAGAAGAATTCATTCTGTTTATATTATTCCTTGGTTGTAAAACATTTGCTTGCGGTCTAGGATCAAAAAATTGTATATCAGAAGTATTTTGTCCTGACTCTAGATAATAAACTCCTGATAAAAAATTATTCGAATGTGTGTGTGGAGGATGTGAATCTCCAGCAAATAAAATATTTCCCCACATGCCAGTAATTTCTAAGCTATCATATTTGTAATCTAATTTTTTTAAATGATTTTTATTGGCACCTAAAATAGTTTCTCTTAAATCTGAATAGTATGACATTTTATGCAATGTATCATCAGTATGTTGATTGTTATTTTTTTTAGCTAATTTAATATATTCTACCATTTGTTTTTGTGACAACCAACTAGGATGAAATGAAAACTCTGATATTATAGTAGGGAAACATTCGTGCATTGTTACATCAACCATGATACTATGCTCCATCTTGTTCCTTTGGTTACAGCTTTTGCTTCATGAGGGTACATAAAATTTGAAGGAAAAATTATTGCCGAACCTTTTTCTGGTAGAAACATTTTTTCAGATACAAAAAATTCACCACCCTCATAATCATCGTTTAAATATAGTAAAACTGAAACTTGTGGATATCCATATTGTTGGCCATGACTGTGATGTATATTATCTACATGTTCAGACATAAATCCACCCTCTGAATATTTGTTAATTCTAAAGTCGGTATGATGAATACAAGAAAAATTTATATGATGTTTTGAATATTCCTTTATAGTTTTTAAAACGCCCCCTTTAATATCGTCATAATACGACATGTCTTTTAGAACCCATACTTCATCCATCTCAACACGTTCATCACTTGTTTTAGATTTGCCGTCATTATTTGAATAGGTAGATTTTTTCATACCCCAATCATGATCAATAATATTGTCACAAATAGAATCTGGTATTATATTTTTATAAAACCCAATATAATCAGTAATTGCTGGAATCCAACACTTAACGCAAGACATGAATTATACCATTCCCGCCTCAAACTTTTTCCATTCAATTGCATTCTTAATATCCCAGCCACGATTATCAATTGACTTAATAACCCCCTCAAGATATTTTATTACAGTTTCCAAATAACCAATTTTATCTGCTAGTGCAATAACTTCTTCATCGGAAGTGATATACATGGCCAGGTCATTTTTTAAAACTTTTAGATCAAATGGTTTTGCAACATAAACTTTTGCATCAGATTTACCACCATAGTACTCCCACTTACTTCTGTACATTCTTTGGTAATCACCATTAGACTTTTGCAGTAGCAATTGGAATCTAGATCGTTGATCAAGATACTTTGTTTTAATTTTTTGATTTTTAAGAGATTCAGAACCAAGTTGTTCTTCGTTCTCTATAATAAGGTCTTTTCTTACTTCTTCTTTCAATTGGTCTAAATTCATAAAATATAATTCTTTCAAAAAAATGAACAGAAATTTGATTTACTTTCTTTGTGTATATTGTCTTTAAAGACTAAAATTTAATTAAATGTTAAAGTTTATCGCATCTGTTCAAACTTATTTATAAGGTTTTAATTTCATAAAGTTGATATGCAAACTCAGCAGTTGCAATCATGTATTCTACATCTGTTGCTGTTTGAGTAAACTCTAATGCACTTAAAGATATAGGAAACATATTTTCAAAATTCACTTCAACAATAGGATTATTTTTATTGGAAAGAATTTGCAAAAATGCATCTGAATACATTGCTCTGTCAGGACTTGCGCGGCCAACTGTATCCACTGATGGTGTATCACTAACAGCTGGAGTATTTGATGTCACATCTCTGAATGTACTAAACTGCGATCTTTTATCTGGGAAACCAATACCCACCATCCAAGTGTGAAGTGAAATATAGTTTTCTAAGTATTCATCTACTATAAAATTAATAGATAAATTTTCATACACCAATTTTTCACCCATAGTAGGGATATCTTTAAATGGAGTGGCGTAAGTAACAGTACCAGAAGAAATGCCAGGAAGATTTGCACTAACCGTAAAGAATTCTACTTTTGGTAATTGATGAATACCAAAACGAAATTGAGTCGGACTTGCATAGTCTAGCTGATCAGGCTGTCTAGACATAGGTGATTGTGATGTTACCATATTACTATTTATAATAAAAAAAAGGGAGGACCGAAGTCCCCCCTAGTTTTACTCTATTACGTCTTGATTTTACATCAAGTTCGTAACTTTAACCCGACGATACCAAGCGTTGGTATTTGCATCCAGTGAAGCATTGGTATTAACCGTGTCACCAGCAGCAACCGCACCAGAGGCGGCGAAAGGATTAGCAGCAAGACCGTAACGAGTCTTGAAACCAATCTTAGGTTGGAAGGAATTCTCACCAACCGCACGAACCATCTGAAGCGGAACGTATGGGCAGTAGAAGAAACCAGCGTCGTAAGGCGAAGTGCCCTTATAACCAACAACATAGTACTGCGAAGCAGCAACATTGGCAGAATAAGGATCAACATAAACCTTGTAACGACCATTCATCACACCAGCAAATGTGGTAGACGAATCATCAACATTAAGGTTGTTGTTAAGCGCAGGCGTGTAATCAAGAACACCAGCCATCTGAAGTGCAGATGCAACATCAGCGGAGCAGATGACCATATTACCTTTACCACGGCGAGTCTGTTGACCAATAGCATTGGCATCACGTTCGATTGCGAACATAAGACCTTTGAATTTCTCAACCGACCAACGACCATTGGAATCTGTATCCAAGTCGAAGATACCAGCAGTAGTTGTGTTAACCTGAGCACCCTTAACAGCAGTAACATACAACGAGCGAATAACTTCGCGGTTGATTTCAGCAAGGATTTCCGAAGAAAGAATGTTGCTGAGTTCTGTTTCGGCATCCAAACCGTGGATTGCCTTCAAGTCCTGTGCAAGTTCCATTGTGTACTCAGCTTTGAGCGCACGGGAAACGGCCGTAACCGTAGACTTTTCAATACTGAAAGCCATCTGAGCAAAAGAGTTATTCGCACTATCGCCAAGCGCTTCACCCTGAGAAGTTGTCATACCAGTGGCACTTACATAAGTACCAGCGGAAGGACTGTCATTAAGAACAGCAGGATTAGTTTCTGTGGCACCAACATCTCCACCACCGATTGTACCGGCAGCATTTTGGTTGGATGTATCAGGAAATGCTTCATCAACGAGGGCTTCTGCACCATCTTGAGAGGCGAGCGAGGAACGCATCGCAAAGATCAAGCCCGTTGGGCCTGTCATTGGCTGCACACCACAAACGTCATATGCAATCAAGTTAGGCATCGCACGACGAACTAATGAGATCAAAATTGGGTCCCATGTATCCATCTGCCCACCACCCATGCTGTTGACTGGCGCTGTCTCTGTAAGGAAACCACGATCCTCACGCATTGCTTTTTCTTGGTTCTCTAAGATGAGAGTAGTAACTGCCCGCTTGTAAGAATCCTCAATCCGTGGAAGATCGGGGTGTTCTAGGACTGGCTGCCACTTTTCTTGTAGATGTTCTGTTTGAAACATTTGTTTCTCCTTTATTTTACATCTGTTAATATAATGTTTTTATGCACTCGCCTTTTGATTACGACTGATTGCCGACAAGTATGCTGCCATAGCATCTGTCGTATCAACGTCCTGTGCGGTGCTACCATCTTCATCATCAAATTTTTGTTCAACTACAGTTTTCGGGAAATAACTTTCCTTCAAAGTTTCGCATTTTTCACGAAAAGAATCTTCATCCGTAAAATCAACGTCTTCTGTTAGGCTCTTGAACTTTTCAATTTCGGTATCGGCTAATTCTTCAGAAACTTCAGAAATAACCCTTTCACGAACTAGACCAGACTTAGCAGTAGAAAGAACAACATTCTGTTCCATAACACTGTTAACCTTTTCTTCCAGTTCAGAAATCTTCTCAGATTGTGCTTCCAGAACGTCATATTTTTCATCTGGAACATCAATATAGTGATCTTCAAACAACTGTTTCAGTCCAGAGATAAAGTCTTCTGCAATTTCGCCCTTCAAACCGCGCTCGATTGCCAACTCATTCTCTTTCGTCCATTCCTCTACAACGTAGTTGAGATATGTATCTACTTTTTCTGTAAGTTCAGATTTAAAGGTATCTAATTCTTCTGCCTTCTCCTCCAAAACTTCTTCTTGAATACGTTCAATCTCTGAACGTAATTTGGACTTAACTGCGGCCTCAAAAATTGTCGCAGCCTTAGTCTTAAATTCTTCTGAAAGATTATCATCCGAACTCATCAAAGCTTCAACGTCTTCTGTGACATCAATATCTTTAATACGATCTTCAATTGTATCACTCGATACCTCATCTTCAACAGGTTCTTCTGCAATAACCTCATCACCCTCTGCTTCAAATCCAGCAGCTAATTTTTCGGGTTTATCAGATTTGCCTTCACCTTTTTGTTGTGCATCACTACTAATTTCTTTTGCTTTAGCAGCAACTTTCTTAGCAGGCGCATCTTTTTGTTCTGGGGCTACGACAGGGGTGCCAGTATCTTCTGATTCACCCTCTACTTTATCACCCTTTTCAGCGGCGGCAGCACCATCAGTAGGCTGTTTTGAAGCCTCTTCTAGTTCAGCTAGAACTTCCGCTTCAAGTTCTTCAATTGTTTGTTCTAATTCCGACATTTGGTGTCTCCTTACCTTGCTGTTAACATATATTTATAAATTATAATTTCTTTAGGAATTTTGCAAATTCCAAGGCTTCTACTCTTGCATCTCTTTGTTTTTCTTTAACATCAAACTTTTGTTTTAATCCAACGAGTTCTGCTTCAAGAAGGGCCCCATTATTCCAAACCCACTCTTTTCCTTCCATAATACCTTCTACGAAAGCATTTGGTGCAGAAGGATCAGCAACGATATCAGCAGCAGTTGCGAGATAAAAATCATCCCGAACATAACTTGCACCGCCTTTTTGGTCTAAACTACCCATTCCCCGTGAGGAAACACCTAGTTTT